TTCGGGCGGGCTACAACGAAAAAAGCGCTTCTGTCATCGCTTGGCAGTTGACTAACCCGGACATTAATCCGCACGTGGTGGCGGCTATTCAGCAATACCGGGCAGAACTGGCTTCGAAGTACAACACGTCGTATGAGCGGCATATGAAAGACCTGCAGCTAATTCGCGATAAGGCACTGGAGGCGGGGGCATATGCTGCTGCTGTTCAGGCGGAGTACCGACGGGGGCAGGCGTTAGGAACGATTTACGTTGAGCGGAAGGAAATCCGGCACGGCACTATCGATTCAATGAGCAAAGAGGAAGTACAGCGCAAGCTTGACGAGTTGAAAAAGCTATATGGGGGGCCGCCCCCGACCGCCATAATCGATCTGGAGCCCTCAGACGTGCGTGAGAGCGCCGAAAAGGATGTGGACCCTACTTTCACCCTCCCGGTGGCAGAACCGCCCCCTGACGTGTTTGAGAGGCTTTCAGAGGACGATGGCGAGGAAACCTGAATCTATCTTTTCGGACTATGTCCGGGAGCATTTGCGAGATGTGGATATATCCCGCGTTGAATCGGTAGCCAATCTGGGCTTTCCTGACATGGTGGTGGCCGATAAGCTTGGCAGCGGCCGCGTTGGCTTTTTGGAAAATAAGGTGGTGCGGCGCGGATTGAAGGTTGACGTTCGGCCGCATCAAATTTCTTTTCTTTTTCGCCACTGGTCCTATGGGTGCCCGGCCTTTTTGCTTGTGAAGCATTTGCCTATTGGAAAGCGAATCGGATTAGTTTTTCTCTATCATGGCGGCCAAACCCCCGATGTTGCTCTCGAGGGCTTGCGCGTTGCGCCTGTGCGCCGATGGTCCTCTGATGCTGTAGATTGGGAAGAGCTTAGAAAATTGCTATTAGGAATTGAAAAACCATAGGAAAAATAAACTGTAATTGACGCGCGGAAAGTGTATTATGTGGTTGTCGGGTTGTCCGACTTTTAGAGAGGATAGAGAGATGCTTAAGACCGTCGCGATATCAGGGAACCGAAAAACCGGCCCGATTGCTGTTACGTACCGATCAGGTGAACATCAGACTTATGGCACGTGCCCGAAGACGTGCGGCTTGCACCCAAAAAGCGAAACAGGTGCGAATCAAATTGATTCGGAATATTTGCGGGCTATATCTGACGCGGTACCGCGTAATGGCAAGGCGTGGACATATTCTCACTTTGCCGCTGATGCGCTGCCGCTCCCGGCCGAGGGAAAAACCGTAATTAATGCTTCGTGCGATACCACGGCCGAAGCGGTTCGGGCTTATTCGCTCGGCCGCCCGGCCGTATATGCTGCCCCGGAAAATACTCAGTGGCCGCAAAAAATCGAGGGGGTTCGCTTCGTGCGCTGCCCGGCCGAATTGTCGGATTCATTCACTTGCCAGCAATGCGGCGATGGTAGCCCGCTATGCGCCCGGCCGAATCGAGACTACGTGATTGTTTTCGTCGCGCATGGCACTGGTAAAAAACGTGTCGGCACTGGTGAGGGGGGTTGTTATGCTGCAAGCGGCCCGACCGCTATACAGTGGCATGGCACCAAAAAAACCGGCGCGGCTAATGATGCCGAGGCGCTTCGTGCTTTTGCTCGTTCGCTTCCGCCGGGTTCGCTGTTGCGTCATCATGTGGCCGGGGATATCGGCCGAGAGGTGGCCGCGTGATAATTCTGCTGATCGTTATCTTTGTGGTTTTGTGGTGGCTTGCCGACCTTGGGAGCTGGAAATAATCGATGCTCAATAGTTGATTGAAAAAATCAATTAGCCAATATTTCCGGAATATTGGATTATTCACACATCGGCCGGTGGCGGCCGTTTTAGAGAGGATAGAGAAATGGCTCACATGATAGATGAAACAACCGGCCGCGCTGCAATTGCATATGCCGGACAAACCCCTTGGCATGGCCTCGGCCGTCAATTGTCGGAAGGCGCGACGATTGAACAATGGACACAAGAGGCCGGGCTAGGCTATACCGTCGAGACTTCCGACGTGCAATATCTCACCCCGGCCGTTACTGGCCTGCAGGTATGGCCTGACCGCAAAGTGTTAACCCGCTCGGACACGGGTGCCCCGCTGGCAGTGGTGAGTAAGGATTACAACGTAGTCCAGCCCGGGCAAGTGATGGACTTTTTCCGCAAGCTTTCCGACATCGGCGGGTTTCAAATGGAAACGGCCGGGGCACTATCCGACGGCCGCCGGGTTTGGGCGCTGGCCCGTGTTGGTGATGCTGCCCCGGTGGTAGATGGTGACTTAGTCAAGCCGTACCTGTTACTCGGTACCAGCTACGACGGCACAATGGCCACGATTGCAAAATTCACCGCTATTCGGGTGGTGTGCAATAACACAATAACCCCGGCCGTCAATGGCCGCGCTGATGAGACGGACAAGGGTTATCTAAAATCAAGTGTCCGGGTTTTGCACTCCGAGCGGTTCGACGCTGATGCGGTTCGCCTGCAGCTTGGCATCGTCGCGAATCAATTCGAGCGGTTTATTGTTCAGTCGCGCCAGCTATCGCACATCCCTATGTCGGCTACTGATTCCGATTTATTCATTTGCGAATTATTGAAGCCTTATCACCAGAGTAAGCTTGATATCAGAGAGACCAAAGCATACAAGCGGGTTTTGGACTTGTTCGAAAACCGCAAGGCTATCGGTTCCGACATCCCGGGTGTTGCTGGTACCCGGTGGGCAATGCTCAATGCCGTGACGCAATTGGTAGACCACGAGCGCGGCCGCTCCGACAATACCCGTCTCGAATCGGCGTGGTTTGGCACTGGCGCTGCACTGAAAAACCGGGCGCTTGAATTGTTAAATTCGGCCGCTTGATTAAGTAACAATTCATTTTTGTGGTTTTCCCTATGAGCGCCGGGTTATCTCGGCGCTTTTTTTCGCTTAGCTGGCCACTGGTAAACCTGCCCCCGGGCCTCGCTCGGTGCTGCGTTGTGCGCTGGCCGGTGGCGCTTTGCCCCCGGCCGGTTGCCCCCGGCCGGTGGCCCTTGGCCCGCGTTGCGCGGGCCGTTATGCGCGGGCCGCTGCAGCGGCCCGCTGGCCGTGGACTATTGACTCGCGGCAATAGTTCCGTTACATTATCGGAACCGGCCCGCCGGTTCCGATAAGCTTTTGAGAAAGGATAGTGAGATGAAAAACCTATATTTTTTGCGCATTGATAATGACTCGCTTGATGATGCCCGCGCTTACCAGACACTGGCCGGTGCTAAACGCGCTTTTCGTATTGTCGCGGCCGAACTCTGGCGCTATGGCCAAGCTTGCAGCGCGACAGTGCATATTGCGCCACGGCCCGCTGATCTCGCAGAGTACCCGGATTATGTGCTGATGCTCGGCCCGCGCGGCGGGCTGCAGGTGGACCGGGCCTGATAAACTATTGACGCGCGTCAATAGTTCAGATACATTATCGATACCGGCCGGGGCTTTTGGGGTTTCCCGGCCGGTATCGGCAACCACCAAGAAAGGATAGAGTCATGACTAAGCATGAATTAGCCGCCAGCATCAAAGTAGGAATTTTCGCCTCCCGCGATACACTCGAAGAGGCTTTCGAGTACACCGAGACAATGTTCAATTCAATGCCCGATCCAGCTCACCGGGCTGCAGCGCGAACCGCGCTGCACGTAATGTTGAACTCGGTGGCCAAACAAATTGTCGCGCTGCCCGATCAACTGCCACCGCCACCGGCCGAGATCCGGATCTCGGCCGAGGATAATCCAGCTACTGGCACCGAGGTGGAGCCGGTCATTGTTTCGGTGCCGCGCACCGAACTAAACCGCATCATTGACCAGCGGATCAGTGACTGGCTTGATGACCGCTTCGATAGCATGGCCGAGGAGTGGTTTAACGATAACGTCGATGTTGACGAGAAGGTGCAAGAGTATCTCGATAACAGCGTGGATTGGACTGAGGTAGTGCGCGATGAGTTGCGTCACAACATTACGCTGAGTGTGACGGTAGATTAATTTGACCAGGGTATTGACGGCCGTCAATACCTGAGCTACATTATCGATACCGGCTAGCCGGTATCGATAAACCTAAGAAAGGATAGTGAGATGAAAACCACCAAGAGAATTCGGACTATTAGACTCGCAGGCCACGAGCTGGCGATACCTGACGGCATGACCGATAAAGAGCTTGCCGCATTTTGCGGTGTAGCGCTGCAGTTCCGCAGGGTAGAGTGTGTGTACCCTGCGGACTATCGCAAGCCTTTTCACTACCTTGACGAGTACACTGAGGTAGCACGTGGGACACGTGAAGTGTATGAGTCTGAAGATGCCGCTCGAGAGGTTCGCGATGCGCGCAACGCGGAAATCGAAGCGGCCGAGGCCGCCAAGACCGAAGCCTGATTCACCAGCCCGGCAGCGCCGGGCTGGATCTGCAAACCCGGGCAGCGCCCGGGTTTTTTGTTGCCTGCTACCCTGCACACTATCGGCGCGGCCGCGCCGATAAAAAGAATTGTCTTGACATATCGGCCGGGCGGGGTTGGGGTTGCCCGGCCGATAAGGCGGCAGCGGCAGCGTACCCCCTACCACAGCGCACCCCTCCTGTCAATCGCTTTGACCTATCGCGGAGCGGGGTCTGATAGTCGCCGGGCGGTGTTGCCGTTTGCCCGGCGACTAGAAGGAGCGGGTTTAGGGGGGAGGGCCATTTTTAGCCCCGTCAGCTCAGGCTGTCACCTTCGCCCAATTTTTGCCCCAAGATTGGTACAGGAAAACCTTTTTAGTTACCCCCACCCCCATAAAACCCCCCACTTGTTTGTACAATGCGAACATGGGGTATATATTAGGAAACTATGAAACCTGAAGACATAGAAGCCGAACGCCTGCGCCTCGAGCTACGGCTCTCGCTCCTCGAAGCTCGAGAAAAGGCTAATGCCACTTTCTTAGACTTCTGCAAGTACGTCTGGCCGGAGATGCTGGTGGGTGAGCATCACAAGCGTATTGCTGCTGCTCTGGATCGTGTTGTTGCTGGCCAATGCAAGCGTCTGATGATTGCGATGCCCCCGCGCCACGGTAAAAGCCAGATGGGCAGTTACCTGTTCCCCGCGTACCTGATGGGCAAGAAGCCTGATTCGAAGTTGATTGTGGGTTCGCACACAGCGGAGTTAGCGCAGCGTTTTGGCCGGATGATTCGAAATCTGGTGGAGGACGAGCGGTACTCGGAGATATTTCCTGAGATGAAGCTGTCGGTGGATAGTAAGGCTGCCGGACGGTGGAACACGGCCCACGGAGGTGAAGCCTTTTTCATTGGTAAGGGCGGTGCGATGACCGGTCGTGGTGGTGACGTGGTTGTACTGGACGATATCTTGGACGAACAGGATGCTGTCTCTGAGACGGCGATGGAGAACACGTGGGAGTGGTACACGAGCGGCCCTCGTCAGCGTTTACAGCCAAACGGTGCAATTATTGTCATTAACACAAGATGGAAGACCGATGACTTGTCGGGAAGGTTGCTAAGGCAGCAGGGTCAGTTGAAAGCGGACCAGTGGGAGATATTGGAGTTCCCGGCGATATTGCCGAGTAACACGCCGCTGTGGCCGGAGTATTGGAGTCTTGACGAGTTGGAAAAGGTCAAGATGTCGATTGGCTTGAAGAAGTGGAATGCGCAGTGGCAGCAGCAGCCGACCAATGATGACGGGGCGATTCTGAAGCGCGAGTGGTGGCGCAAGTGGAAGCATGATGAGCCGCCGTCCTGTGAGTACATTTTGCAGACCATGGACACGGCGTACAGCAAGAAGGAGACGGCTGACTTTTCCGTGATCGCTACGTGGGGCGTGTTTTACCCCAGTGCTGACGGTGGTCCTGCGCTTATCTTGCTGTCGGTACAGAAGGGGCGATGGGATTTCCCGGAGCTAAAACGTATAGCGCGGTCCGAGTACCTGTATTGGAATCCCGATAATGTATTGATCGAGGCGAAAGCGACGGGGACACCGTTGCAGCAGGAATTACGAAAGATGGGTATTCCTGTGACGATGTACAGCCCGGGGGGTAGGCGGACGGGGCAGGATAAGGTCAGTCGGGCGAATGCTGTGGCTCCGATCTTGGAGAGTGGGATGGTGTGGTATCCGGAGGGGGAGGAGTTTGCGCAGGATTTGGTGGAGGAGTGCGCGGCGTTTCCGAACGGAAGTAATGATGATCAGGTGGATGTAACGGTCATGGCCTTGATGCGATTTAGGCAAGGTAACTTTGTAAAATTAGACGAGGATGATGATTCGGAGCGGGATTTGGAGTTGCGAGTGATGGAGTATTACTAGGAAATATGGTAGCTTGCGGGCAGTTTTGTTAGGGATAATGCCATGGCTGAGATTCCAGTTGAAGAACTAATTCGTAAGGCGGCGGTTGCGCGTGGGGTGGACCCAACGGTAGCGTTGAGGATTGCAGAAAGAGAGAGTTCGTTAAATCCGACGGCGAAGAATAAGCGGTCCTCGGCCTACGGTTTGTTCCAAATTACGGACGATACGTGGAAGCAGTACGGCGGGACGAATGAAAATCGCGGCAGTGTGTTGGACAATATCCGCATTGGGATGGATATTATTGCGGACAATGAGCGGACATATATAAAGAAGTTTGACCGCGCTCCGAGCCCCGGGGAGCTTTATTCGATGCACTTCTTGGGTCGCACCGGGGGACCTAGGGTCTTGGGCGCTGATCCGAATGCGCCGGTGGCTAGTGTGGTGTCGCCAAAAGTCATTAAAGCGAATCCTGAATTACGCAATCAGACGGTGGGTGAGTTTATTGCGTCGATGCAGAAGAAGATGGGCGCGGTTGGTGATACGGCGTTAGCCAGACGGCCTGTCAAGGAGCAAGGCTCGGGGACCGTGCCTATGCCGCAGGCTCCGAAGGAGACGATGCGTGGGCGTGAGCGGTTGCAGCCGTTGGCGCAGGATATGGTGAATCAGTTAGGCCCGAATTATCAGGCGGCGTTAGCTGCGATGGCGTTGGCGGATACGCGGGAAGATGATGAGGATGATGAGAATTCCTTGTCGCGTCAGTATCGTGATCAGATAGCCGCGCAGGAGACAGAGGATATTTTCAGCACGCCGCAGCGGGTTGCTGGCTTGGAGCTAGGGTTTCAGTCGCCGTTTGCAGAAGAGCAACAGCCTGTGATGATGAAAGATGGCGGCGAAGCACAAGCAAGGAAACGGCTGGAGCCTTTACCGATGCCCTCTACTCTTAATAAGAGCGCGGTGCCAGAGTCTTTGCCAACGCTATCTACTTTTGGTGAGAGCGCGGTGCCGGATACTGCGGCAGAAGAGTATGCACGTTTTTTAGAGGCTTCAAAAAAGTCTAAGGTGCCTGCGCCTTTGCCCGCTATGCTCAAAGAAAAAATCTTTGATCCGCTCACAAAAGGAGGGCTGCGAGAGGAGGGGGTGTACTACGACACCATGACTCCGCAGCCTATCACCTCTAAATCACCAACCACGTTGTTTGCTGGCGTTCCCGGTGCAAAGGTAGTTGAGCTAGGGGGATTGCAAGACACCACCCTCAGCGGGTTTGTGTTTGCGCGGCCATCTAGTAAGGGTAAGATGGTAGAGGATGTGGTCTTTGTTGCCCCACCGTACTCGAAAAGAGCTTCGGATATTTTACTTCGTAGGGCACCGGAAAGATGGGTAGAAAACCCCAATCAAGAGCTTGAGCGTCAGGTGCTTCTTGGCCATGAGACAGAGCACTTGTTGAAGCGCCGTGGCAATCGGGACATTAACGAAACCTTTGATCAACTAGCAAAGCAAGCAAGAGAAGAGGACTTTATCGGGTCCTTCTTTAAAAAGCCTGCGTCTGCGTTACGTTCAAAGTTTGTCAAGGATGCGGCGGGTTCCGCATCGTACTTGAAAGATAAGTTTGGAGTGACGCTGCCCTCTTACTTTGATCCTAAGAGAGTAGGGAACTACACTTTTCATGAGCAGGTGGCAACGCTTGCGGGGATTGAGCAGGCGTTTGGTGTTGATTTAACGCAGGACCCTGTGCTTCGCAAGACATTGTTTGAAGATCCAGATGTCCGCCGTGCGTATTCCGCAGTCACGGGCTTGCGCCAAACGCGACTAGACCCAAGGGACTTGCCGCCTTATACGTTGCAGCCCGACATTCCGTACAACCCAAAGGCAGCAGAGATTCGTACTAAGCCGGTAAAGAAGGCTAAGGGCGGGGAGATGTTTGCCGATCCGTTTGGTGTGCCAGATAGTGGGCCAATCACGGCAGATACCCGCAAAGCGCTGACCACGCGCCAAGGCTTGAATGCCGCTGAGATGATGCGTTTGTTCCAGAACGTAGGTCGGGAAGGAGTGAGCAATCTTGAATCTTTGGCTCGTGGGTCCGTATCTGCTATTCCCGGTGTGGTGGGAGATATTGAGTCTATCTTTCGGGATGATAAGAATCGACGCTTCGCCACCAGCAAAGAAGTCGAGCGACAGTACCTCCCACAGCGCCTAACCAAGCCGACCAAGGAGTCGGAAGGCTTCGTTGAGCTGGGCACCTACATTGATCCAACGGTTGCCAAGCCGGTGGCAAAAGCAGCGGCTAAGGCAGGTAAAGCGTTAGGCCCTACAGCGGCAGACATGTTGAGTCAGCTTGGCCCGCAACCGATGTATATCGTAAAGCCTACAGGGGGCACTCCTTATCCTGCTGGGATGGGGTCAAAGATAGATGAGTATCTTTTTCGCCTTCATACTGGGGTGACACAATATGGCGGGGAAGGGCTAAAAGGCAAAGATGCTAAGAAACTTAGCGAGTTTATTGATACAAAAGGACGCGACTTTTTTACAAAACGATACGCTAGTCCTACCGATCAGGTAAAAGAAGCGTTGTTTGAGGGGCGCATTTCTTTGACCGGCGACGATCTTGAGTTATTTCCCAAAGAGTTATTGCATCAAGCACGTGAGGGTTTTCCAAAATCGATGAAGAAATTGGAAAAGACCTATGACAAAGCAACAGGGATGCGTGGAACGCTTGTATTAAACCCACGTGGCACGGAGAACGAGGCTGACATAGCTAATCGGCTAATCAACGCGGTAAACACCGAAAAAGCAAAACTTGCAAAAGAAGGTGCTTCTCCAGAAGAGATCAATTTAAAAATAGATGATGCCATGCGTAACGAGCTTGGTACGAGGTATGGTGATTCTGACGCAGAGAGAGAACTGCGTAAGTTTTTAAAGGCAGAAAAAATGCCTCCAGAAAAAGCGTCCTCTGTGATGTATGCGGCGATGAAAGGCGAACCTATCTACGATTTGGAAACAGCATATCCTCAGATGGAGTTTATGCAGCCAAACGCAGTAATTCCTGCATTAGCATCGGTGGTGGATGATTTAGATCGGATGTCCTTCCCCGAAGCGCTGATAAGAGGATTGCAGAAAACAGATATCTTCCGTAATGAAGAAGCGGCGATTGCGAGAGAAGCGGATGGGAAGAAAGTTCCTTCCTCTCTTTTCGACAGAGGCGTAAAACCTATTGCGAATTTAGGGGACTTTACTTTAGTACAGCTAACGTCCCCATTTGCTGTTAGGTTAGAAGGTGCCGCGATGAAGCATTCTATTGGAGGGTATGGAACAAATAAGGATTATGGTATTGGCGGTAAAGATGCGTTTACGGAAGGGTTCACCAAGGTTTATTCGATTAGAGATGCGAATAATAGGCCTGTTGTTTCCATGGATGTAGATACAAAATATCGAACACCAAAGGTGGGTCAGATAAGATCTGTTTTTAACAGTGCTCCTACCGCGCAAGAAAAACAAGCAATTCTTAACGCGTTTGAGATTTTATATGGAAATGTTCCAATGCACGAATTGGGAGATACGCTTCCTCTTACCACCTATACAAAATCAAGAGAAGGCAAGACACTTTTAGGTGAAGATAGAACCCGTATTGATTGGTGGCAGGAATACACGAATTACCTGAAGAGGAAATAAGATGCCAATAGAACGCGTACAAAATCTGCCAGAAGGCGATGTGGAAGTCCTGATGGAGGGCGAAGGTCCTCTGCCTGAGATCGAAATCGAGTTTGATGAAGACGGCGGTGTTGTCGTCAACATCGGCGAAGAGGAAGATGCTGAGGTTCCGTTCGACGCGAACTTGGCAGAGGTATTGCCGGAAGACGTGTTGAGCACCATGTCGCAGGACTTGATGATGCTGTATGAGGCAGACAAGTCTTCGCGTGATGATTGGGAAAAGCAATACGCCAAAGGTTTGGAGTTGCTTGGCTTCTCGATGGAGGAGCGCACCAAGCCATTCAAGGGCGCGTGTGGCGTGTATCACCCACTGCTGTCCGAGGCGATTGTGCAATTCCAAGCGCAAGCATTGAAGGAGTTGATGCCTGCGGAAGGCCCTGTGCGTACACAAGTCTTGGGCAAAGAGACGCGTGAGAAGTTGATGCAGGCGCAGCGTGTGAAGGAGTTCATGAACTACCAGATCACGACCAAGATGCCGGAG